ATCGAAAGGATCAGGGCCGAAGCAGCTGGGCGCAAGGTCGCGTCCATGATGTTGCTCGCGAACGCAGCGGGCCACGTGATCGGATTGAATGCCCTCTCTCGCCGCTTCCGCGCCGCCGTGGAGAGCGCGGGATTGTCCGGCATCCAGCTAAGGGACTTGCGCGCGAAGGCCGCCACGGACAAAACAGAAGCGTCAGGCGATGCGAGGCAGGCGCAGCGGCAGCTAGGGCATTCCAGCGTGGTCATGACGGAGCACTACGTGCGCCAGCGCCGGGGCGACAAGGTGACGCCGACGCGGTGATTTTGGACACGGGTGCCCGTTTTGGACATTTGTGCGGAATCGCTGAAACCTGCGCCAGCATTGGAGGCCAGGGTCGGAATCGAACCGGCGTACGCGGATTTGCAGTCCGCCACTGTCATGGCGTCAGAATGCGGGTTTCAGGCCGTTTTCTGGTGTCCAAAAGCATGCATTGCGCGCCCCTGCAACCAGCATTGCAGCTAGGGTGCCCGGAAGATTGGACACGAGAAAATACACGTGGAACACCCCGGCGTCGGCACCCTTCACGACGCGATAAGCCCGAGTGACTTCAACGCCGCGACGATGTCGCCGAGCGTGTAGGCTGTCGTACCCGTGTTGCCCGTGAACGTCGACCCGGACAGGACCGCCGTGCCGCTACCCGCCGCGAATCCCGTCGTGACGGCATGGGCCGTTGGCTGTGTCGTGACCGGCGTCGCACCATAGAACCCCACGGCTTGGGCTTTGAGCGAAACCGTGTTGCCTTGCGTTAGGTCGAAAATCGAACCGCTCGTGCCCACCAGCCGCAACGTATTGCTGGGCGATTGAGAAAAACTGAAGGTGTTGGTGCCGTTCGTCAGCGCGAATCCTGACGATGAGCTGTTGTAGATGAGCAGGCTGTAATTGCCGATGTTGCCGCGCTGAGCATTGGCGGCGGTGGGCGAGTCGGCGATGACTGCCTTGGAACCGAGCAGCTGGTAGTACCCAGTGAGCTGGCCGTGCCACTGATAGGTGCACCCCGCGTCCGCCACGGGCGGCACGCCACCGTTCACTTCGTTCTGGGCAATGAAGACATTCCCGGTTGCATTCTGCGGTGCGCCCGAGACGATGCCGGCAATCTGTACGCTCAACCCGCAGCCCACAAACGTGTTGCCGTATGACCCGCCAATATGCGTACCGTAACCCGTGCCCGGCCCTACCACGAAGGTGCCGCAATTCACGAAGTAATTGGAATCGGCAGCGCCAAGGTTAAACCCCATCCCGTTGTACACGAGGCCGGTGCAATTCAGGAAGTGGTTGATGCTGCTGTCGCCGTTCGAAAACGAGTTGCCATCGTTGGTGATCGTGAACCCGTTCGCCGATTGCACCGAAGCATTTTCGTAGGCCGAGAACCGGCAGCGGTCGAACACGCACTCCTGCGTGTCGGGCGGGTCGCCAAAATTGGCATTCGGCCAACAAGAAAGCAGGTAGCAATTCTGCGTGCAGCCATGCGAATACAAGCCCTGGAACTGCGCGTGTTGCCATGTGTGGATGTACAAACCCACCGCAGCGCTGCTCTGGCCGTCGAGGTCGATCCCGATCGCGCCGCCGCCGCCCATCTTCGGTGCGCTGACGCCGGAGGGCGATTCGAATTTAAGCAGCGTGCCGCCGGCCATGCCTTTCCACAGCAGTTTTGTTGCGAACGGCGTCACGCCGACATTTGATTGCACCGACGAACCAGCACCAACCAGCGTGATGTTTCCGGAGGTAATGGCAATCGTCTGGCTGATTGCGTAGGCCTTGGCGTCGAACAGCACATTCCCGCCACTCAACGTGGAGACGTAATTGATCGCGGCTTGAATGGCCGCCGTGTCATCGGTCACGCCATTGCCCACGGCCCCGAAGTCGGCCACGTGCACGGTATGCGCGAGTTTGGCCGCGACGGTTTGCGCGACCGCGCCCGTGCCGCCTTGCGTGAATGAGAGCTTGGTGGATTGGATCGCGGCGTTGTTGGCGATGTTCACGTCGGCGACACTGCCTGCGCCGATGCCGCTGCCACCCACGTTCGTCAAGAACGTACCCGTTGGATCCCAGCCGATCAGGCTACCTGCTTGCGGGATCGGAAAAGTCGTCGACGGTTGCGGAACCAAACCGGGCGGCATCGTGACGTTGAGCCCTTCCGAGTAGTTCGCGACCTGCTGGATCAGCATGCACAGGCGATCCATCGCGGCCTCGTGCATGCTCGGGAAGAACGCACCCTGGTTGGTGAAGTCGGTCGGCTGCGTCAAGGGCAGCGCGCGCACCACGTACAGGTTCGTGCCGGTGGGGACTGGAACCGTGGTGTTCACCGTGAAGCCATTCGATGCGCCGGCGCCGGTGATGGTGTAATCGGTGTTCAGCACCGCTTGGGTCTGCGCGCCGGTGAGCGGGTTGACGAAGTACACGTTGACGTCGGTCGCGAGGATGATTTCGAAGGCGCACGGGAACGCGGTCGCGGTGCCGTTGCCTTGGAAGGTCTGCGACGAGGTGGTGGTGGTGACGGTCATGGCCGTTTGCTCCGGGCAATAAAAAACCGCCTTGCGGCGGCTCGGGTGGTGTTCGGTTGAGGGGCGGTCAGTTCTGCGATGCCGTCATGTGCGAGAGGTCGGGCGCGCGATGCGGTGTGGCCTCATCGGGGTTCCAGTACATCGACTGGTTCTGTTGTTGCGCGCGCGCCTTCTGCCGCATGAGATAGCCCGGCGAGAGGTAGTCGGAAAGCTCGTTGAAAATCAGGTGGTCCAATACCGCGCGGGTGTACCAGAGGTTCGCGCCGGGGATGTAACTGCGCACCGTGCGCTCGGCTTCGAGGGCCGGCGAGTGCAGCTTGCGCTCGGCATCCGCATCCGGATCGGTGCCGGCCGCAATCGATTTCTGGATCAGGTCCATGATCGAGGACGCATCCGACACCAGCGGCCCGAGGATCGTTTCGCCCAAGGTGTTGCCGCGGCTGCCAGCGGTGTTGATCAGGTAGTCGCCGTAAAGGCCCAAGCCGCCGCCGCGCACCAACGCCGACACCCAGTTCTTCCATCCATCCTTCGCCGACAGGTTCAGGCTGCGCGGATCCTTGCCGTTGATGATGTCGTTGATCGCGTTCGCGGTGGCGCCGAGCAGCGTTGTGGTGGCGATCAGCGAGGCGAGATACCCCACACTCCCCTTCCAGTTGTCGTAATACTTCAGCGCCCGCGTCAGGTGCTGCAGGGTCAGGTCGAAGCTGTAGGTCTTGAACAGGCTGAAGCTGCGGCCGAGGATGCCCAGCACGCTGTCCGGGTCCTGGTCGGCCCCCAGCATCACTTTCACGCGCGCGCCGGGTTCGAGGATGGCGCGGTCCTGCTCGGCGTACACCAGCCCCATCAGCGCCGACGCCGCGCGGTCCTTGGCGAGCGCGGGCGGTTCGTCCGTGATCTTCGCAACCGCTTCGTCCGGGATGCGGTAGATCGACTCGGGGGTGATCAGCGCGTGGTTGCCGCCCCAGTCGTCCGGTTGTGCAAGCCGCAGGATTTGCCAGTGGTCGTCCGTGATGCCCGATTGCTTGATCAGTTGCTGGTCGCCGCGGGCGAGATCGGTGATGTGCGCGTTCTCCGCGACCGCGCGCCCGACCTGATCCATCATGCCAAGGCTGAAGGCCTGCTGCCGCGCGCGCCACGCATACGGCGCCAAGGTCAGTTTCAGCACGGTGTTGCCGAGTTTCGAGGTCCATCCGTGCGCGCCGATGTCGGCGCCGAAGCGGGAAATCATCTGCGAATACTCGCGCACCATCAGGCCCGCGCTCTCGGCGATGCGCCGCTGGCTGCGGTCGAGCGGGTTCATCGCCCGAAGTTCGTTGAGCCACATTTTCGTCTTGGGCACGCCGTTGACGTGCGCCGTGTTCAGCATCGTGCCCCAATCGCCCAGCGAATTGATCACCGTGGCCGACAGTTTCATGAGGTTGAGGTTGCGCCAGCCCTGGATCGCGCGGCCGTACCAGGTCGAGGGCAGCATGTGGTCGTTGCCGGCCATGTAGTTGTAGACGCGCGCGAGGAACCGGCCCTGCCGCGTGTACCACCACGCTTTCGCGGGATCGTTCATCACCTCGCGGTTGGTAGCGTCGTCGAGCGCCTGCCGGAACGCCAGATCGGCATTCGGCCCGAACTGTTCCACCAGCGCGATGTTGCGCGCCATCGAGCGCACGTGGCCCAGCATGGTATCGAGTACGCCGCGGTCGCTGAACTGCTGGCGCGCTTGAAGCTGCGCATCCGCGTCTTTCAGGTGGATTTGGCGCTCCGCGCTCATGCGGTTGGCCTTGATGCCACCGCCCACGCGCGTGCCGCCCAGCACCTTGTTCGCGCCCTGCGTCGCGATCGTCTGCCACGCCTCGTCCAGCAGGCCGCGCAAGTCCTCGTCGGAATAGCGTGCGCCGTCCTCGTGGACGTACTTCGAGCGATCGAGCAGCGGCAGCATGGCATCCGTCCAGGCTTCCTTGCCCGCCTTCAACACCTTCATGGCGGACCAGCTTTGCGGGATGCCCCAGTTGTCCAGCTTGCCGATGTCGCCGCCGGCCGCGTTGAACCGGCGCCGCAGCCGATCGGCGATGGTGTGGAAATCCCGCGCCGCGTCCCTGAAGGCTTTGGGCACGGTCTCATCGCCGTACAGCGCGCGGATCATCGCGACCTCGGCCTTGGGGTCGGCCATCAGGTGCAGCAGCCTGCCGCCGGCGGCGTGCCAGGTCTTGGTCAGGTACGTGCTGGCCGCGGACAAGATACCCATCTGCTTCGACCAGACCGATTCGATATTGTTCTTGCCGTCCGCACGGCCTTCCAGCATGCGCGACAACGCCGAGATGCGGTTCGCGTCGGCGCCGCTGGCGAGTTGCGAGGCGACGTAGTTCTCGATGCGGTCGTGCGCGAGGATCGTCTGCGCGGTGCGAATGCGCTTGGTGAGGGCTTCCTGCGTCAGCTCGCGCGCCGCTTCGGCGCCGGCGCGCTGCGCCTGCTCATCGGCCGAGAGCTTTTGCCAGCCGTCCGGGTCCTGGGTCGCGAGGCGCTTGCGCGCCAGCCGCATGCGGTTCTCGATGTCACGGTTCTCGACGGCGGACGTGCGGCGCCCGAGCGCATCCGAAACGCGGTCGATGCATTCGGCTTTCATGCGGCATCACTTCCGAACGAGAGGAAACAGTTCACCGCGGCCTTGATCGCATCGGCCTGCCGTTCGGCGTTCGCTACGTCCTCATCGGCCTGCCGCATCGCTTCGGCGGCGGACAGGCCTTCGGGCAGCATCAGGTCCGGGCGCTGCGCGATCGCCTGACGGGCGCGTGCAAGGTCTCGATCTGCTCCCGAATCCTGGCGAGCTCCGCTGCGTCCTTCCGCATCCGGCGCAGCACGTCCCGGCTCTTCTGGTCCAGTTGCGCCAGCTTGGCCTGCTGCTCCTGCAGTTGCTTCCGGGTTGCCGCCATCGCCTACTTCACTGCGTGCAGCGCCACCTTTTGGCTCGGCGGTGGCGGCGGGTTGTCCATCGGCGGCATGACCAGCCGGGGCTCGTTCACCTTGAGCTTGTTCGCGTGGCCGATCGCGTGCCACATCAGCGCCCGATCCAGTTGCTGCATCGCCGGCGAGTCGTACGGCATCGCGGGCGGGTCGGCCTGCGACGTTGAAGAGGCTGCCGGATTGTTGGGGTCGTTGCTGTCCATATCGGTCCTCGGCCACTTTCAGAACGGCTTTCGTGATGTCGCTTTCGCTGCGGCTGCCGCCGCCGAGCAGGTCGCCGTTCAAGAGTTTACGCTGTTCGGCGACGATCATGCGCGCAGCATCCCGCAGCGCCTCGCCGATCAGTTTGGGCGAGCGCGCACTGTCCGCGAAGAATTTGGCCCACAGGTCGCCGCGGTGGTCGCGGGCGATGAGGTCGCCTTGCGCGAGCTTCTGCGCCACCGTCTCACCGGATTCGCGGGCCTGCCGCAGCAGGTCCATCGCCGCGGTGATTCGGCCTGCGTAATCGCCGAGCGGCGCGGCTGCGTCGACCTTGGCCCATTCGGGCGCCGCGGCCGTGAGCGCGTTCAGCACGTTGCGCGCGACGGGATCGGTGGACTCGGTTTGCATTTCGACAAGCCGCGGGTCGCCGTAGGCGCGGGCAAACAAAGCTGCGCGCAGGCGATCAAGGTACGTCTTGTTGAAGCGCCCGCTCGCGTCGACCAGCTTGGCCGCATCGTTGACGCCCAGGTTGCGCAGGAACGCGCGGTGGAACGGATCATCGGCGCGGGCGGAAATCTCTCCGGATTCGGTCAGTGGCAGGCTGTCGAGGTCCGGCAGCGCGCGCGCATCGGTAAGCGCCTGTTCCGATGGCGAAAGGCCGAGCGCGCCCGATTCGTTGGACGCCTTGCCCATGTCGCCGAAGTTGTGCGCGGCGTCATACAGCCGGATCACCATCGGCTGCGTCTTGTCGGCGATGGCCTTCGGATCGAGCCCGAACATCGCCGCCTCGTCGATCAGCCCGGCCTTGTAGGCGTCGGCGTTGCCGTTGCGCCACGCGGCTTGCACGCCGGCCACGCGGCCGTTGTTGAGCGCTTGCAGCGGCGCGCCCTCGTAGTCTGGGTTCACCGTGCCATCGGCAGCGTGCGAGGCCGCCACGTCGCCCGCGTCGACCACGGCATAGCGCACTGGCACCTTGCGGCCATCGGCGAACACCACCACGTCACGCTTGCCCTGGTCCGCTTCCGGGATGGCGTGCTCGGCGTCCGCGGCCGAGACCATCGGCGCACCAGTATTGGGGTCGCGACTGAAGCCGAGCCGCTGCGCGTCGGGCGCGTTGGCAATCCCGGCCATCTGGGTCAGGCTGGCCGCCCGCGCCCGGTCGCGGTTCTGCATGAGTGCGCCGCCGGGCTTGTTCGCCAGAAGCCGCTTCTCGCCGACGTTGGCGTAGGGCTTCTCGTCCAGGTCGGCCGGAATGTCCTTCTCGTGCGGGGCTTCTTTACGGGCCTTGGCGATCGCGTCGGTGAGCGCGCGCTGGTACTTCTCGGGATCCACGCCGTAGGTTTCGCGCACCCAATGGTTCTCGGTGAGGGTAGCGATCTGGTGGGCTTCGGCGTAGGTCAGCGGCTCACCGGCGCGCAGCTTATCCAGCGACGCCTCGGGAACGGTTCCAGCATCGCCCACGCGCGCCAGCAGGGCATCGATGGCCTTGGCGTCCATCGGGCCGGTCAGGTGCATCAACGGCCATTCGGTGCGCTCGTGGAGCACCACGGCGGCCTTCGCGTCGATGGTCTTGGCGTCGACCTCAACCGTCTCGGGCATGCGCTTGTCGAGATAGACCGTCTGTCCGTCATCGGACACGCCGCCTGCGTAGGGCACGCTGACCGTATCGTCGACCGGGGTCCACGGGTGCAGCGGTTCACCGGGGCCAGAAGCAGAAACCCCGCTAGCGGCGGGGTTCAGGTCTTCGGTTGCTTGGCCATGAGGGCCGCGCGGCGGGCTGATGGGTAGTTCTGGCGGCGTTCCTCGTCCGCCGTCGCCACCGCTCGTGCCCATGCCTCCGGAGTCGCCCCCGCGATCGGGTCCCAGGTCGGGTCCTTCAATCGACGGATGAGTTCGTCCTGCTCGCCCTTGCTGATAAAGCTCTCGGAAGGTTTTTGCGTCACGATTGGCGTCTCCTTTCGCAACGAAGTGATCATAGCGACGTGGGTCGATGATTTCCAGTGCCCCATCCGCGCCGGTCGCCATTTTTACCGGACGCTCGCCACGACGCACGAAGTTGTCGTAGAGATCGAACCTGTCCGTGTAGGGAACAATTCGGCCGGCCTCGATTGCGCCCGAGTAATTGCCGTGCGCCTTGATCAGGTCGGGAGCCGGCACAAGCCGGGCTTCGGGCTCATGCTGCGATCGTTCCGATGCACGCGCGAGCCCCTCATGCACCGGGACACTCACGCCGATATGGTGGACAAAGTAACCGGCGTCCTTCAATGCCTTGAGTTCCGCTTCGGCCTTGTCCGGGTTACTCATCGTGCGATCGAGCAAGAGGTTGTAACGCCCCTTCATCGCCCTGGCCAGCGCTTCCTGATACAGCCGATCACTTTCCGCGTGCGTGATCGCGGCGGCGCGAGTATCGCCGCGCGCAATGATCTGATCGTACTCGGGCAGCCCGTTCGTGCCTTTCTTCTTCGACCCGGTTTTGAATTCGTCCGGATCCAGCTCGACCGCATTACCGCGAAGCGTGCCATCCTCGCGCAAGATACTCTGGACGCCTCCTTTCCCGCTTGCGCCGCCACCCCCCATCACGACCGCGATCGGTTGCGCATCCGGCGCTACCGGCATCTTGTCCGCGAACCGCTCGTCGATCAACGTTTGCCGTAGCTGCTGACGTTCCGGTGATTCGTCGTGGACGTGCGACTGCAAGAGTTCGTCACCTTCTGGAATGACGTGATTCTCACGGAAGCCGAAATTCTGCGCATCCAAGTCGACTGGCGTCTCGCTTGGGAAGCGCGCCAGCGGACCGCTCAACAACATCGCGTCTTGTGTTTCGCGATCGGCTTCGGCGAGTGCTTCCGCGAAGCCATCCGCCTTCCCGTCCGGCACCGGCCGCGGGATCGTGTTCATGCCGCGCACGATCGGATCGACGTACACGTCGTCGCCGTTCGCGACCTGCTTGATGGCCGCGTCCAGCGCCTTGTAGTGCAGGCCCTGCGAGGCGAAATCGGTCGGGACGCCGGGCGCGGTATCGGCAGCCTGGCGCGCGTTGAGACTGGTCAGCGCGGCATCGACGTTGGCCGCGGGCACGTAGCCGGTGCCGTCATGCAGCTTGTCGAACAGTTCGGGGTTCGCGGTGATCTTGTCTGCGAGGTTCGCTTCGCTGCGCGTTGCCGCCGCGTCGAGCGTCCGGTTGATGCCTTCGTGCACCAGCGGGAACGCGAGACCGACCAGCGCATCCGAAAGCATCGTCTGCGCGTCGTTCCACTGCTCTTGCGCGGCGAGGTCGTTGTAGCCCGCAGCTTTCAGGATCGCGGAATCCGCGCCGCGGTTCGCAATGCCACCGGCGAAGTTCACGGCGCCACTTTTCAGCACGCGCGAGGCGAGCGATTCACCCTCGCCGCCCACCGCGCCCATCGCTTCGAACGTGCCCGCGCTGATCGCACCCGAAGCCGCGGCGGTGCCGGGATCGACGCCTTGCGCTTCCAGTTCCTGCGTGCGCTCGTAGCCTTGGGTGCCGGCGGCGAATTCCAGGCCGCCCGCGCCACGCGTCAACAGACTGCCCACGCCGATGCGCACCAATGAATCGACCGCGCCAAACAGCAGGTTCCCTGCCGCGCCGGTCGTGTGCGGGTCGGGGCGATAATCCTGCTCGGCGGTCGAGCGAAGATCGGCCACTTGCTGTGCCGTTTCGTCGGCGGCTTCGTCGACCTTGCTGCGCAACGTGTCAGGCGCCGCTTTGAACGGCGTGCCCATGCCGTAACCTTCCGGCTCGCCGGCGAGGTTGCTGAAATCGTGTGCGCCGGTGACCTTGTCGACGGCACCGCGCAACGCGGCATTGGTCGCGCCATACACGTCGAGCCCCACGTTCGCGAGCGCGTGCGGGACCGCGCCCGCGGCATGCCACCAGCCCGCGAGCGCGCCGGGTTTCGGTGCGGTGGACGCGGCTCCGGCGTCAGGCCCATACAGCCCTTCGAACGTGGCCTGCTCGTCGGCGGTGAGGCCGTTAGAATTCAGGCCGGGATCATCCATTGCCATTGATGTTGTCCATGACTTGCTGGCCGAGGGTCGTGGGCGCCGCTTGCGAGGTCGGCTTCGCGGGCTGCTGCGGCGTCGCCGCGGCCGTGGGATCGGCCGCCGGATACGCGATGCGCAGCACTACCGGCTTGCCGTCCTTGTCGCGCACCGGCGCGCCCGCGCTGCTCAAGGTGTAGGTGTTCGGGCCGAGCCGGTCGAGATTGAACGCGCTGGCATTCTCGCCAGCCGCACCCGGCACGTTGACGCGCGCGCCCTGCCACGCCTTGTTCACGGCGTCGGTAAACGCACTCTGGTCCATGCCGTAGGGCGGCAGCACGTTGTGACCACCCCAGTCCACCACGTTGCCCAAGGTGGCGCGCGCCGCCTCCTGCGCGATGTTCGAATCCAGCGCGCCGTCGACCTTGCCCTGCTTGGCCGCGAGGCCCGCGTACATGGCGCGGTAGGCCTGATACGCCTGCGCCTCGGCGGCGCCATCGCCGCGGAACGCATCGCCGGCCACAGCGCTCCAGGTCGAACGCAGCCCGAGCGCGCCGGAATCGGACGGCATCGCGAACTTCTGCCCGTGCCCGGCTTCCTTGTCGGCCTTGGTCGGGTTAATGAGCGCATCGCCGGTCAGCATGGTTTCGGCGACATCGGCCGCGCTCATGCTGGTCGGCTGCTTCCACCACAGCGAGCCGGTGGTGCCGGTCTGGATCGCGTGCCCCGCGCCCATGATCGTGCCCGCGGTCGCGGCCACCGGCGAATTCGCGCCGATGGCGCCGAGCACCTGCTGGTATTCCGGTCCCTGCATCGTGGTCGACAGCGATCCCAGGAACGCGGCCTTCTGCAGCGCCGGCATGCCGTTCAAGGTTTGCGACAGCGCGGATTTCTCGGTCGCGGTCAGGATGCGCATCGGCATCTGGAACTGACGCGAAAGGGATTGCATCGGCGCTACGCGCGCGGCGATCGAATCGGCGAGCTTGTCCGGCGAGGACAGGTCGATGGGTTTCAGGCCGCCGATATTCGATTGCATCGCCCACTGCACCGGGTCTTTCTGGCGCGCAATGAGCGTCTGCTGCATCGCGCGATCGAGGATATTCTGGTCTTCCTCTTTCACCGCGAAGTTCTGGCCCGGCGCCGGGTTGCGCGCTTGCGCCAAGTTCTGCATCTGCTCGGGCGTCATGGTGTTGACGGTCGCGAGGTCCTTCCCGAGTTGCTGGTTGGCAGCGTAGGCGCCATACGCGACCATGCCCTGCTTGTCGCCGTAGGCCTGCGTGAACTCGGTGAGCGAGAGGGGCTGCTTGACCTGCTGGCCGCTCTGGAACGCCGCGGTGTCGTCACGCACGCGCTGCTCGATGGCACCGCGCATGCTCACCTGATTGCGGTTCACCGCCTCGCGCGCGCGGTTGTAGAGCTCGACGGCATCGCCCGTGTTCAGGGCGTCGATGCGGAAGTTGCCGGTGCGGTTGAGGCCCACGCGCGGCGCTGATGTTCCGTCCGCAGGCACGACCATACCGCCACCGGTAGTGGTAACTGCCGGATGGGTTTCGGGGAGCTTGCCGTTGCCGAGCGCGGCATCGACACCTTGCTGGACCTGCTGCGGGCTGTACGGGTTCTTGCCATTTTCGTGGGTGATGATCGCGTTGGTGAGGGCAGTGAGTTGCGTCGGGTCCTGCAGGTCGACGGGCGTGGACGGGTTGATGCCCATCTGCTTCGACACGTCGGCGATGTACGCCTGGGTGTCGTTGTTGTCGGAGGCCGGCGCCCACTTCGAGATGAGGTCGCCGACCGTCTGCGCGCCGTCCTTCTGCTGCATGTGGTAGGCGTTCAGCGCCAGCGCGCGGATGCCTGCGACGGGCGAGCCGAAAGCCTCGAACGATGGATCGGCGGATGGGACGGCACCATCCCACGCGACGCCGGACTTCTTGAGGTTGCCGGGGTTGTTGTTGCGAATGCCGCGCGGCGCCGTAGGGTCACCGCTGACGGCTGTCGAGTCCGGGCTGTACTGGCCGACGCCGAGGCGCGCGGAAAGATCGTGCAATGCCGCTTCCGGGTCCTGGACGATCGACTGCTCGATGGCGGCTTTGTTCGCAGCCTCGTTCGCGGCTTGGTAGGACTTGTTGAATTTGTCGATGGAAAACTGCGTGTAGTCGTCCGGCCAGCCCTGCGCTTCGCCGTACTGCTTGATGGTCGCAATGCCCTGCGCTTGCGCGGCCTGCGCAGTCGCGGCATCGCCCGATTGCGCAGCCGTCGTCGCCGAGGACAACGCGCTCCCGACCGCGCCCTCGAACGCCTGCTGCTGGTACGCATCGTTCTCGCGCAGCGCGTATTCGTTGGTGCGGTCGAGCAAGCCCAGCCGACGCTCGGCGAACGTGCGCCCGACAAGTTCGCGCTGCACCGGGTTCTTGATGTTCTGCAGGTACTGATTCGACCACTCGGAGAAGTCCTGGTTGACCGCGCCCGGCGCCTGCAGCGCGTTGTGGCCCTTGTAGCTGTAGAGGCCCGTCGGGTTGTTAGGGTCGAAGTAGGACGCTTCCTTGTTGGCAAGATCGGTGCGCGCCTGATTGAGCGCGGCAAGGTTCGCCTTCTCCTGCTCGACGCGCGCGAGTTCACCCAGGCGATCGCCGAACCCCATCAGCGCCTCGCCGACATTGGCGCCCATGCCTTCGGCGCTCACCTGCAACGGGTTGCGGACATCAGGCATGCCGGTCGGCTGGATGTCAGGCAAGCCGACGGTTGGGACGCGGATCATCAGCCGAAACTCCCCAGGAAGCTTGAGGTCGACCCGTTGTACATGCCGAAGCTCGATCCGGGGCCGGTGTAATTGCCGCCGGTGATTACCGAGCCGCTATTCATGCCGGGCGAGCCGGTGCCCCCGAACCCGCTGTTCATGCGCGACATGCTGCCCATGACGCTCGACAGGCCCGAAATCAGCGTGCTGGTCTGCTGGGTCTTGCCCTGCCACTTCGCGTACTGTGCGGCGCCCTGATCGGTCAGCGATTGCACCTGGAAGCCGTAGGCGCGCTGCGCGGCGTTGATACGCGCCTGCCGCTCATTCATCCCGGTCATCATCGCCGTGTCGCCGAGAATGTCGGCGGCACTGCCGGTGGTCACGTCCACGTTGTTTGCCGCGAGCGCCGCCATCTGTTGGCCGCGCATCAAGTTGCCGCGGATGCGTTCCTGATCGGCGGCATAACTGCCCTGCGCATTCGCGTTGGCCGCCTGCACGTTGGCGAGCTTGGCGTTCTGAAGATCAACCTGTTCGTTGTACGCCGCGGCCTTCTTCTCCTGGTTCATCGCGTACGCGGTGCCGACCACGGCGGTCGCCGCGCTCGCGGCCATCAGGATGTAGGCAGCGGTGGTGCCCATGACAACACACATGGTGCGATCCTCGTTACTTCGTTTGCGCCGGCGGGGCTTGGCACGCCTGCGGGGTCGGCGGCGGCCAGCAATGCAGACGCACGCCCACACAATCGTGCGAAAGAATCTGCTTGGCCGTGCTGTCGGTCAGCACGTCGGCCTTGGACACGACGATGGGGCTCCACGGACCACAGTTCTCAATGATCGTCCGGGGCGGCGCTGTCGCCGCGCACCCAGCCATCGTCGCGAAGCTCGCCAGCAGCAGTGGCAGGATCAGCGGTGCCCACCTGCTGTGCTGGCGCGTCGGGGAGTTTCTGGATTGCATTTTGAACCTCACTCGCGGCCTGGCTGGCCGCCTGTTGCGCTTGTTGGTCGGACGCGGCGAGCGCGGCATCATGTTCAGCCGCTGCCGCCTTCGCTTGTGCTGCGTCAGCGTCGCCCTTCGCCGCGCCCGTCTTTTCGCCCTTGAGGAACCCGAACGTCAGGGCTGCGCCGATGGCCGCGATGATCGCCCCCGCGATCGCCAGCCACTTGCTGGCCTTGGCCCATAGCCATGCGATCATTTCGGGATTGCCCCGCTATCGAACTTCGATTCCAGCTTTTCGAGTTCGCTGCCGAAGTCGGACAATTCGGCGTGCAGCACGGTGAGCGTGGACGTGTGCTGGCGGATGGCGCGCAGATGCAGCCATTCGATCACGGCAACCACGAGCAGCAGAATGGCGATGAGGTAGATCACGGCGTGTCTCCTTGGTGGAAGTCGTTGGAGGAAGGCGGTGCAGGCGGTTTGGCCGGAAGGTTCGGTTGATCGATCGCGCGTGCGATCACACTCGCGATAGGACCCAGCATGCTGCCGAGGGTGAGGAAGGTCAGCAGCCAATGCGGCACGCCGGACACCACGCTGGGCGCAATCGCCAGCGCCGAGCCGTACGCGGTCAGCGCCGCACCGAAGGCTGCGGACAGCAGTCCGAACTGTACGGAACGAAAGCGCTTCCAGTTATGCACGTCTTTGACAAGGTGCCATCTCATACGAATCCTCCATTCACGCGCCGAACGCCGAACTTGCGTTCCAGAACGTACGCTTTGACTGGCGTCGGAGCGGCGGTCTTTTTCTCTTTGGGCGCGTCCGGAATCGGCTGCTTGCCGAGCGGATAGCCGCACTTGGGACAGCGCGAACGTTTCATCCGCCGAGCCCCACCTTGTAGAAGAAGTGCCGGTCACCCGGCGTGCCGTACACGAACGTCGGCGATCGTCCGTAGGCCCATGCCGGCGTCGCGATGGTTTCCGCGAAATAGTGATCCGCGCCCCGTGTGAGGTCGGGCAGCGTTTCCGCGACGGCCTTCTTGGCGAGCGTGGTCGCGATCGCGAACGCTGCGTCGTCGATCGGCCCGCGCATCTTCGCCGCCTGCGGATCGTTGGTGTTCCAGCACGAGAACTGCTCGGGCGTGAGGCACACGCTGCGAAGGTCTTTCCCCCACCAACCCGGATTTTTCGCCCGGTTCTGGATCACGTTGCACACCGCGTGCATGCCGGTTTCGCCCTGCGAGCGCGCCTCGCCCCACAGCGTGCGGGCGACCAGGTCGACGACCGTGGAACTGGCGGCAGCATCGGCCTTCGGCTCCGGCAGCGGCGCAGGAAGTTCCGCGGGCTGCGCGGGCTCCGGGAACGGCGCCGGTGTGTCCGTGGTCGGCGGCAGCCGGAACAACCCGATGAGCCATGCCACGATTCGCTTCAGTGCGTCCATCCCTTCACCCTCACGCCGTGATCTTCTTCGAGCCGCCCCAGCCGCCGCTCGTGATCCGCCAGTTCGGCCTGAATTTGCGCCTGCGTTCGCGCCAGCGCCGGGACATTCGCAAGCTGCGTCGTCAACATCGCGATCTGGTCATTCATCACCGCAACCTGCGTGCGCAGCCCGTTGATGGCCGTCGCGGTGTCGGCGTTGGCCTTCATCTGCGCGTCGTACTGTTGCGACACCAGTTGCGAGACCAGCCACCATCCGAGCGTGATCGCGACCACGACGGCCGCGAATTCAACGAAGCCGAGGCGCACCCGGCGCACGCCATCTTCATCCGGTTTTGGAAGTCCGAGTTTCACGATGGCCTCTTGATCTCGAAGTAAATCCGTTCGCCGTCGCGCTTGAAGGTCGCGCCCAGCCATTGAAGCCAGCGCAGCGCCACCCGGTTCTCGACGTGCACCACGTTCACGAGCGCGTCGTACTGTTCAAAAAATCGCGCCACCACCTCGCGCGAGGCGCGCAGGAACAGGCGCCGGTGCTGCGTGACCGCATCGGTCCCGAGCAGCCATATCGCGGCCGTGCCGCCCACCACCGCCAGCGGCACCACGCCGAAGATCACCGCGGGCACGCCATCGATCAGGCCGGTCCAGTGCTCGCCACGCTGCGCCAGCGTCACGTCCAGCGCGTCGCGCGGCGCGATGTTGTTCAGCACCCGCAACTCGTTTCGATCGCCCTCGCGCATGGCGGCCGCGACGTGCTCCACGTGCCAGCCCTCCACCGGCACGCACCGGGCTTCAACCACCGCCAATCGCCACGTCGGGAATGACGCCGAGGATGGTCAGCGGCAGCGGGTCGCTTTGGCGCACGAACACGCGCCCCTGCGTCTGGAACGTCGTCTGCACGTAGGCTTCGATCAAGTCCTGCTGCAACGCGTTCGGGTTCCAGTACCCGTCGCTCACCAGCCTGCCCTTCATCGGCAGCAGGTTGTTGGCATCGGGGCCGATCAGGGCGCCGCGGCTGTCGGTGACGATCAGCGTCGCCTTGTTGATGATCTTGCGGCGGTCGCGCACTTCCTGACCGCCGATCACGTTCACTTCGAGGGTTTCGAAGTCGGCGGTGATCGGCAATCCGATATGCACCACGGACGCCGGCGCATCCAGCGTCACGGTGCCCGTGTTGCTCACCACCTGCTGCGCCTTGACGTTGCCATCGGCCAGGATCGAGACCATCTGGCCGATCAGGTGATTCAAGCCGCCGAACGTCAGCGGGCAGAAATCCCACGAACTCGTCGGCGTCGCCTGCAACGAAGGCGGCACGTTGCCGATCGAGTTGACCATCACCACGGTCGAACTCACGTAGGCCCTGATCTGGCAAACGAGGATCGTCTGCGTCTGCTGGATCACGCCGAACTCGTCGGTGATCGGGTTGCCGTTCGCGTCGACCTGCGGCGTGTAGGCATAGAGCTTCACCCAGTCGCCGACGTTGGTGGAGGCAAACGGCGCGTAGCCGGAACACGTGAGCGTCAGGGTGTCCGCCGGCGTCCAGGTCGTGCCGCCGGTGAGCGTCATCGTCGCCGCCGGCGCAGTCGTCGTGTTGCGCCCGTCGTACGTGAGACCCGCATCGACGAAGAAATAGTCCCGCTGATCGGCCTGGAACCGCGTATCCAGCCGCTCGACATAACGCACCGTCTGCCCGTTGATTACCCGGCGCACGCTCGCGTATACCGCATCCTCATCGCCCTCGGTGATCGAACAGACCGATTCGTAGAAACCGTTCCAGCTATCGCAGTGGAACCAGCCCATCACCTGCTGTTCCTTGAAGTACGCAAGGCCCAGCAGCACGCCATCGTCGCGCACGGCCCAGATGACCGAGAACGGCGTCTGCTGGTATGTCCAGTCGACGATGGTGTGGCCCTGCACCAGGTGCGAGGCGAACACGGTCAGGTTGTCGCCCGCGTATTGGTCGACCGCGAACTGATAGCCGAGATCGCGCACGTAATCGCCGCGCGCCTGCAGGAACACCGCGCTATTGCCGACGATGAGGGCTGGCACGCTTCCCGATCCGTAATTGGATTGCGGCACGAAGCTGATGGTGCTCGGCGTGAGGACGTTCGACGTGCCGCCGGTGGTGCGCCACTCCGAACCCGTGGTCATGGTCACGAGGTCTTTCAGCGGCAGCAGGTCGGTGATCGCGTTGACCTGTTTCGCGACCAGTGTTGCGGTGATCGCGTCGTCGTCCTCGGTGGGCACGCTTTTCCCGAAGTTGTCCCACTGGCTGATCTTGGTCGACCAGACCGTGGCTGGCGTGTTGGTCGTCCCCGCGAAGAACAGGCGGTTTGAGAAGAACTCAACCTCGACCGGATACCCGGAATACGGCCCCCATGCGCCGAGCGCCCAGATGTACGTCGCGTTGACGGAACTCTGGGCGTACTCCTGCACCACGATCGGCGCGCCGTTCGCGGGCGCGACATTGAACGTGATCGTGTGGGCAACGTTGTCGATCGACCAGCCTTGTTGCGCGGTCATTGGATATGCGTCCCGCGGCCAGCGCTATAGCCACCACTACCCCCGCTTCCCACCGGCGCCGGGCCGCCCGGACTCGGGTTGTAATTCGGATCGGATTGAACCGTCACGCCGCTGATCGTGACGCTGTAATTGGTCGGAATGTTGGTCACGTTGCCCGCAATGGCGAAGGTGACGGTCGTCCCGTCGCCGGTCAGGTTCCAGGTGTGGGCGGGGGTTCCGGCGCCTCCCACAACGCCCGCCGGAAAACGCTTCGTCACGAAGGCGCTGACTTGGTTAGCATTCGCGAAGCCCGTGATCTGGGCGATGCCGTACCCGGCATCGATGTACTGCCACAGGACGCCCACCGAGTAATTCGTGGTTCCATCCGAGCGCACGTCACCGGGCCCGTCCCACTCGGCGCCCTGATCGTGTTGCGGCGCGTTGCCGCCGCACAGCACGTAGGTCCCGCCGCTGCTGGTCGCGATGGCCTGGTACGTGTTGCCCGCGTTGACGCGGAACGCGCCCACCGGGCAGTTCTTCTCGCCCGCCGTCCACGGCTTGTTCGCCGAGAGGTTGGCATTTTCGAGATAGACGAACTGCCCCACCATGCCCGCGGCGAACGCGCCCGAGTTGCTGGTGATCGTCACGTTGCCCGTGACGGCACTTGCCGCCATCAACGCCGACTGATCGGGATTCACCGGAAGGAACGGCCCCTCCTTGGCCGCATATGGCGTGATCGAAAAGCTGCTGGCGCTGGTGCGCTCGATCATCTGCGGCGGATAGTTCGGGTGCGTCAGGTACATGACGTCCGCCGACTGCGTATAACGCAGGCCCCACACGTCGGCCGCGCCCCACGGCGTCGTGATCTCGACGGGATTGGACCCGTTCATGACCTGGAAGCCGTTCGAGTAGAACCGTGCGTAGTTCGCGCCAAGCTCGATCACGTAGGTCTGCTGGGTGTTGAATTGGAACGGGATCAGGCGAACTTGCTGGTTCGTTTTCGTGGCCGCGATGTAGCGCGTGCCGGGCCGGTTGTAGACGCCGCCGAAGCTCGACACGATGAAGTTGCGGCAGGTGCGCAGGCTCGATGCGTAGCGCTCAAGATCGGTGCGCGCGTACAGGCTCGGGGAGATTTCGCCGCCAGTGAAGGACGGCTGGACGAGCTTCATAGCCGCGCCGAGATCGCTGGAGAATCGGGCCGTGTATCAGGCGTCGACTCGTTGAGATTCTGCGCGCGCGCGTTGAGCGCGGCATTGCGGTAATACTTGCCGCAGGCTTCGGCCACCTGCTGGCCGGCCGGTGCGCCGAGAAAGGGACCGGCGACTTCACTCGCGATCAGCCATTCGAGCGCGTCGATGAATCCCGCGTCGAACTGACCGCTGTCGGTCACATCAAGCGTGTAGACGAGGTAGGCATTCGGCACGTCAGTGACGATCACGCGCTGGATGCCGCCCTGGCCCGTGCCCACCGAAAGCACCTTGAACGGCATCTTCGGCACGCCGATGGCAGGCCAGCCGCCCTGGTATTCAGCGCTCCACGGAAAATCGAAGCTGTCGCCGTACAGCACACCCGCAAGCGTCGTGCGCGCGCCGCAGGCGTCGCACACCTGGCGCGCCTGCAGGCAGTCGACGGGGTACGCGTAGACGTAGCCCCAGCCCGGCACCGTCACGTTCGAGAGCGGCGCGAGCGCGAGGATGGTGGTCGCGAAGTTCCACGGAAAATCGCGCAGCGCCGTTTGCCGGCTGGCGTCGTACCACATGCGGTACAGCGTGCCGGCTTTCGATGTCTCGCCCGGATCGCCGAGGAACTGATCGATGCCGATGCGCGAGAGCGCGCGGTTGTAGATTTCGGTTGCCGAGGCCATGACGTTTACAGGCCGTTGATGGTTGGATGCTTGTCGACGGCATTGGCCGCTTGCGTGCCGACCTGGGCGAACCACGTCGACCCATCGGAAAGTCGGGTCGAGTTGACGTAGAAGCGCTCGCCTGCGTGGCGGTAGTGCATGCCGTCATGGCCGTCCGCCAGCGCCACCACTTGCACGGTGCTCATGGGAATAACCTCGCTTCAAAAAAGACGGGGCCGGTTGACCGGCCCCGTTCGTTCACTGCCAACTCATGCGCTCACGCTGCAGGCGGCTCGCCCTCGGGTGCGTCGGCGGGTTCGGGCGGCGCGTCTTCCACTTTGACGAACCACGTCGAGCCGTCCTTGAGCCGCTTCGCATCGACTTCGAACACCTGTCCTGCGTAGCGGTACTGCACGCCGTCGTGGCCGTTTTCGAGCGCTTTGACCTTGACCATGACTCGCCCTCCTTACTGGATCGTGATCGCGGACTGATAGATGCGGTTGACGTTGTGCGCGGGCGTCAGAAACGCATTCACCGAACCGCCCGTCAGCGGGCCGCCGGTGATCGTGTAGCGCAGGCCGACGTAGCGGCGGTACAGCGCCAGCGGCAGCGGCATCGCGATCAGCAGCGTGCCCGCTGGGCCGAACACCGCCTGCGAAAGCGCACCGGTCGAGTACAGCACGGTGTCGTTGGTGGTCAGGCCACTGTCGTCGGCGGTTTCGAGTGTCACCGCGAGCGTCGGCGACGTGCCGCCGGTCAACTGCGCGTTCACCGAGACGATCAGGTACAGCTCGCGACCGCCGATGTCGAGGCGCGTGTTCGGCGAAATGCCGGCCGGGTTGGTGGTGCCACCCGCAAGGGTGGAGAAGATGTCCAGCACGTTCGAAATCGCAGTGCTGGTGAGCGCCTGCGAGTTCGAGAACTGGGTTTGGGTATCGACGTACATGGCGAATTCCTCGTAGTGGATGGGTGGCGGATCAGGTCAGCGCCGTCTCGGTTTCGAGAATGCGATCGACCGTGCGCACCGGGATGCCGTTGACGCGCAGCGTGCCGCCCGCGCCGACGAAGCCGGGCTCGACCTTGCCGAATTGGTCGGCCGCGGCCTGGATCGACATGATGTTCTGCGACTTGTCGATCGCGCCGACGGACAGCATTTCCTTGACCGAACGCGAGGCGTAGAACGCGGCGCGGCCCATGCCCATGAACGGGATGCGGGCGCAGGCCTTGACCATCAGCTTCGGCAGCCACGTGGAGGCGGTGTTGAGCTGCGTGCCTGACTGGGCGAGTAGGTCGGTCATCGAGATGTTCGCGATGCGCACGACGTAGCGCCAATCCTTCACGTGCAGGCCGCACTTCCACTTCCAGATGTCGGCGTAGGCCCGGAAGCGGCCCTGGTTCGCATCGAACGCGTCGATCTCGCCGAGGTCCTGGTGATACAGGCCGGCTTGCGAGCCCTTCGGGAAGATGCCGGTCACGGTGTTTTCGCCCCACAGCACCAGCCACACGGACGAGCAGTTGCCCGAACCGCCGGCGTTGATCACGTTCTTCGCAATCTGCGAATTGGCCGGGTTGATGGTGTTGTAGCGCTGCGAGAGGCCGTTGAATTGCTCCGGGTTGATGGTGGAGTCGCCGTAGATGCAGGCCTGCGCCATCGATTGGTTGATCGATTCGATGAACGCCTGGCCTTCGGACAACCGGAACGCATCGGTGTTGCCGTTGAGGTCGGCCAGATCCTTGTCGACTTCGGAGCGGGCTTCGAGGATGCCGCAGGCATCTTCGATCGTCGCGCGCAGCGACTTCGACGGCGGCACGCCCTGGTACAGCTTGCGCCAGATGGCGGCGGGCAAGCCGGTGCGGACGGTGGCGCGGTGGCCGGTGGGGAGGTTGCCTTCGATGAAGGGCATGTCCAGCAGCAGCTCGTTGGTTTGCGCCAGAAGTTCGGCGACCTTCGCGACCTTGCCTTCGGGATCGATGGACTTGGCCCAATCGAGCAGCGTGACAGCCCCGGATGGAACGGTGAGAGTGCTCATGACTTAAGTTCCTTGATGAGAGGTTGGGTGATCAAACAGAACCGACGCGGCTGACTTCTTTGGCGCAGCCGGTGAGGCCGCGACGAACTTGTCTTCCGCGATGGCGTTGCCGATGCGATAGAACAGCCGGACGACTTCGGGGTGATTCCCGAGCCCGGTCTGGTCCATCAACTCTTTCAGTTGCGGCGTGGCGAATCGCGCGACGGCATTGCGCACGGTGCCGACGTTCGTGTCGAACTTCTCACCGCCGTATTCCTGGTCCGCCTTCGATTCATCGAGCCACTTCTGAACCTGCGCGACCTGGGCGGCCTGCTGCTGAGCGACGTTGCGCTTGACCAATTCCGCCGCCAACGGCACCAGCTTGTTCGCCTGCTCGTTGGTGAGGTTGAGTTCGCGCGCGACCGTCTCGAATTGCGTGGTCGTTTCCGGTTCCAGCGTCATGCCTTCGGGCGCGGCGAGTTCGTACTTCTCGGGCGCGCCGGCGGGCGCGTCACTGGGTTTGGCGGCGTCGCCAGGCTTGGGCGCGGTCGCACCTGTCGCCGGCTTGCCGTCACCATTGACGACCGTTGCAGCAGGGGTTGCAGGGGTTGCAGGGCTCGTCGCTCCAGCGGGCGGCGTTGCAGCAGCCGCGGGCGGGGTCGACGTTCCTGACGTTGCATTCGCATCGGCGGCGCCGTTCGTGGTCGTGGGCGCGGCTTGAGTTTGCTCGGTCATGGATTCCTCGGGTCAACAAAAAGCCGCCCAAAGGCGGCTTGTGGATGGCCGGCGCTTTCGCGTCGGGGTAAATCAGGTTGCGCTTTCGCCGTCCTCGGCGTCGTCGTCCTCGGGCATGCGCTCGGCCATGATTTCGGTGAACCGCTCCGGGCTCGCCTGCATGATTTCGCCGAACATCGTGGTGCCGATGGAGCGCTGGCCTTCCTTGAAAAACGTCTCGCTCGATCCCGTGAACGTGGTCTTGAACACGTTGCAGATCGCCAGATACCGCTTCACGTAGCGCCGAAACTCCGGCTGCCCGAGCAGCGCCCGGATGTCCTTCAACTGCTCGCGCTGGTAACGCGCCTCGCGTTTCGCCGCGGCTTGCCGCTCGGCGTCGTTCTGCCTCATGGCTGCGGGACACCCTGCTGGCCTGCATTGATCGCGGCACCGGCAGCGCCGAGCAAGCTACCCGGTGTCGCCTGCGCCGCGCTCGCGTCCTTGGCGGCCTTGGCGTACTGCGCATACGCCGGCGCCATCGCGGCCATCTGCTGCTGTTGTTGCATCTGCTGCTTCTTCGCGCGAATCGCCTTGACCTTGTCGTCGGACACGATGATCGAGGGCGGCGCGCCGAGGTCGGTCGCGAACTGGTCGATCGCCTCGTCGATGTCGACCTTGTCCAGCACCTGCGGAAACGCGCTCGCAGCGCCCGCGGCGAACTGCAGTACCTGCTGGATCGAACCCACCTGCAACGACTTCTGCGCTTGCGCCAGGATCGAGATGTACTCGACACGCAGCGGCTGTCCTGCCAATTCCTGCGGCGGTGGCGGCAGCAGCGGCGCGCCGTTCAGGCGCCCATCCCAATACGGCGCCGACGCGTCGATCATGAGTCCGAACACGCGATCGATCAGCGGATCGAGCAGTTCGTTGTTCAAGCGTTCCAGCACCGGCCCCAGCGCCAGCATCTTCTCCTGCACGCGCTCGTTGACTTCGGTCGCGGTCATGGTGCCCTGTTGCTGCTGATCCAGCATCAGGAACAGGTTCGCGTAGTACACGTCGCGAATGCGGTTGATGATGTCCTGCTTGTCGCCGAGCGCGCCCTGGTAGTCGGGCGTCGTCTGGTAGATCGTCTGCAGCCCGAAGCCGCCGGTGGTGGGGTTGGCGAACGTCACGGTGCCCGGCAGCGCATTCACGCCACTGTTGCGAAGGTCGGGGCCGCCCACCAGCGGCGGGTCGACGTGCTTGTCGATCGCGAGCGCGAACTGCTTCTCGCGCACCTGCAGCATCTTGGCATCGCCCAGCGCATCCATGCCGGGGCTCGAACCATAGACGTCGTCGCCGAGCACGTCCCAGCGCGGGCCGAAGAACGGCTTCTGGTCGTAGCCAGACTCGCGCAGGAACACGGCCTGCCCGCGCTCCCAGTAGCAGCTTGACCACGGCTTGTTCTTGCATCGACGCGGCCGTGTTCGCGCTCGCCGTTCGGCTGGATCATGTGCTCGATCACGATCCGGTTTTCGAAGTGCTGGCTGTCGTACTGCGAGCGCACGTTCGGCGAGCAGGCGTCATAGCCGAACTTCTGCACCACCTGCCGCACCGTCATCTCGATTTCGCGGTACAGCGTGTCGACCTCGCGCTGATCGTTGGTCGCGAGCCAGTAGGACCCGATCGTTAGCGGCGTGAAGCGGCACACGAACGCATCGTCGGCCTCGCACATCATCGCCGCGGTGCCGTAGTCGCCGAGTTCCCGGTACAGGTTCGGCAGGCACTGGTACAGGTTCGAGCGCGCCAGCACATCGCGCATGCGGCTCTCGACCGCGAACAGCCACAACTTGACGCTACCGATTTCCATCATGGCCGGGTCCGGCGTCATCAGCCGGAACCACGGCCGCGAGGGCGAGGTGAGGCCGCTCATCATCCCGGCGGCCAGCGTCTTGCTCGCCTGCGTCGGCGCGTTGTTGATGATGCGCTGCGACTTCTTGACGCCGATGTTGGTCGAGCCAAGGAAGAACCGGCCCGAGCGCGGCGAGATGTAGTGCTGGATGTCGCGCCAGTGGCCTTCCCACGACGAACGCTCGTTGCGGATACCGGCAATGCGGCGCCGGTAGCGGTCGAGCTTGGTTTCGCCGGCCGCCTGCGCGGCAACCTTACCGGTCTTGGCCACGGCTTACGATCCGATCAGCGTCTTGCCGGCGCCGGTGGGCGCGGACGGTGCGCCGCTGCCGCCGGTGAGGATGGTCGACTGCTGGCCCGCGAGCGCCTGCAAGCGGCGCCGCTCGGCGTTGGCGTCCATCGTCGATTGCGTCGAGATCGCTTGGCTCGGCTGGATCACGGGCGTGATCGCCGGGGTGTTCGGGGGAGTGGGTGAGCCGCCGCCCAGGCACATGATCGTCAGAGCCTCGAATAAGGGTCGTAGGGTTGTTGCTGCATCGAAACGGTTGCGCTGGCCGGCTGGCCTGCCGCATCGCGCGGCGCCACCGGGTAGGCGAACGTCAACGCCAGGGCATCGAAGTGGTCGGGTGAACGCCCGATCTTCGCTTTGACCTGGTCCTTCTCGATCACCGCGATCTTGTCGCCGCGGAAGAAATACTCGCTTGCCACCATCTCGCCGAGCAGCAGCGGATCGTTCGGCAGGCAGCCGCCGGACCTCACCCACTGCGCGGCCTCGAACAGCATCTCGCTGCGCTTGTTGACGTAGCGCTCGTTCGTCGCCTTGCCGGCGAAGTGCACCGGCGTCGGGTTCCGTCCCAGCACGCGCAGTTGATCGATCCACGACGCACCGAAGCCGCCGGTGTTGTCGACGAAACATGCGTCCGCGTCGAAGTCGCCCCACTCCTGCGTCGTGCGGCCTGCGCCCTGCAGGCCATCCACGTTGCGCATCACGATCGGCGCGAACGCCGCCCGGCCCTGGCGCTTGTAGATCACGCTCGCATCCGTGCCCTCACGTGCCACGTCCACACCGAGGATCTTTGGCAAGCCGCGCAGCATCTGCGGCGAGGCCGTGCGCTCCATCGCGGCGCGAACCTCGTCCGGCCCGATCAGCGCATTGATCGACGCCGGCGGGAACTTGCCGAAGACGTTGACCAGCACCCAAGGGTTGTCGCGGCCCCACTTCTCGATCTGTTCGCGCGCCCACTGCGCGGACACCCGCGGCGTGCGCTTGGGATCGTCGGGATCGGCCGTGATCTCGACCACCTTCCACAGATGCCGCTCGCTCGTCGCGGCGCGGTACAGCGGACCCTCCAGGTGCGTCGGGTTGCCCGCGATGACGATGTGCGCCTCGTTCTCGCCCACCGTGTTCGCAAGCCCCGCCTCGCCCGCGGCCAGCACCGCGTCGGGGATGCCGCCCGCCTCGTCGATCAGGAACAGCAGGTTGTCCGCATGCAAGCCTGCGAGCGTGTCGGCCTGCTGGTCCTTCGACCCGGATCGCGGCCACGTCCGCGCCGACATCCACCACGTCTCGGGGTGGTCCTTGGCGAAGATGCGCGTTTTGGTCCACTGGAACGTGGCCTGCAGGAGATCAGACCGCGCCTGCCACTTCGCCATCTCGGTCCAGAGGCCGTCCGAGAGGTTGTCGGCCGTAATCGACGTGGCCGCGATTTTCGGATGCAGCCGGGTCAGCAGGAAGTTCCAGGCGAGCCACGCGAGCGTCGAGGTCTTGCCCGGCCCCTTGCAGGCGTTCATCGCCGTCCTGGGCGTCGTCGGGAAGGCCTGCAGCACATCAACTTGCCACGCGTCCGGCTCGATGCCGAACACGTCCCGCACGAACACGTCGGGCCGCTCGCGCCATTCCCGAATGCGCGAGGCCGCCGACAGTTCCATCGGTTACTCGGCCGCAGGCTTCCGGCTTTGCGTCACCAACTGCTCGATGCCGATCGAGCCCGAGTGCTGCAGCTTTTGCATTTCGCCGTAGCGCTTGGGGTCCCACTTCGCGAGCAACTGCAGCCGCGTCCACACCCGGAGCTTGTCGCGCTGCGGGTCGCGCACCAGCTTGCCGCCAAGGTCTTTCGGCTCGTACTCGTCCTTCGCGTCCGCGATGTCGATGCAGCTTTCGGCGATCACGTCGAAACCGAGCGCGCGCGCGGCGTTGATCTTCTCATCGATCGCTTGATCGGCCTTGCGCCACTCGTACACCCGGTTGAAGCTCGGCATGTCGGGGTCGCGGCAGATGGTCGCGATTCCTTCGCCTTTCGCCAGGCGCTCACAGATCGCATCCACGACCTTGTGCCGATCGGGGAACTTCTCGCTGGTGCCCTTCGCTGACACGTTTACTTCCCGTTATACAGAACGTGCGCGGTCGAGTTGTGGCCGAGCACACGATCAGCGTGCTTGAAGATTTCGTCGCGCTGCGCCCTGGTGATGCGCCCCTTGTGGTATTCCTCTGATGCGCGCGCCTTGGCGTCCCGTGCGTGGGCTTTGTCGGGCATCGGGTATTTGCGCTCCTTGGGCAATCCGAACACCGTTGACGACAAGTGGTCGCGGTCGCTGGATGTCAGGATGGTCATGCGCGTGCCCCGGAAACGAAAAAACCGCCTCGCGGGCGGTTCTCGCTGACACCATCGTCAGCGTGCGCCCAAAATACTGTTTTTTTCCGGACTGTCAACACCCGAGCTTGCCGGCCACGTACGCCTTGCCGACCGCGAGCGCGGTGTAATACCCGGCGCGGCCGACGTGCAGGTACTCGAAACGCACCGAATCCGGCGAGTGCAGGTCGAAGTATTCCGAGCGCAGAACGTTGGCCTCGCGACGCATCCCGCCTGTGCTCATACCTAGCACGATGCGCTCGACCTCATCGGCCGGCGTGTTGATCGGAACCGGTGTGAATCCGCGCGAGTCAGGCACAAAGCCCTTGTGGTCGATCAGTCTCGAAAGAACCGTGCCGCTGGAGCCCCATGTGTCACGGTACTCGAGCGCCCACTGTTTCAACCGTTCCTCGACGCGCGCAATCGGAACGGGCTTGCCGCGCAGCCGCGCCAGCACCACCACGACGTCATCGCGGTTGCCCCTACGCATCATTCGTCCTCGTCTCCCACGCGCTGAAGGTTGCCCACCCGCGGCCAGTACGCGCGCTCGCCGCACTGGACGACGTAGGTTTCGGTCTCGCGGTAATACCCATGCAGCACCAGCGTCGTGTGTCGGCGATCCGGATAGAGCCCGCGCGGCACCACTTCCACGACGGTGCCAAGGTGCAGTGGTCCATCCGAGCGCGTACGCCACTGAACGCGCTCGCCGACTTTGAAGCGCCCAGGCTTGGGGTCGACCTTGCGCAAACGGATGCGCTTGAGGCGCGCGCGGAAGGCGTCGAAGGTCTCGCAGTTCTCCGGCGCCTCGATGCCGACGAGCTTGTTCAGGCGGTCGCTGACGGAACCCTTCATGCCGGCCTCACGAGGGAGGTATCCGTGGCGGCCACCGCCACCGCCAGCGCAGCCCACGCATGCGACTTCACGCCGTAGGTCGGGCCGGGTTGTTTCTTCGTGCCTTGCGGTCCAATCAGGTCTATCAACCGTTGCCGAATATTCGCGTCCTTTGCGCGTGGCGAGCCGCACAGGTGCAGCTTGACGTCCTTGCGCGGGATGCGCTGCAGCCTGACCAATGGCGCGCACAATTCGGCCTCACGCACCAACTTGCCGATGAACACGCAGGTTTCGAAAACGTCCGCGCCTACCGCCATGCCGTAGCTCGCGATCATCTCGATCGCGATCACATCCAGCCCGACATGCCGGATCAGTGGATACACCCCGGCGTTCGGGCGCACGTCGGCGAATACCACGCGACCGCCTTCAAGCCGCACGACGCCCGACTGCTCCGGTCCTGGATCGATGCCGAGAATCACGCGCGATGGCTGCGTGGTCATGCTGCACGCTCCGCTGGTGCGTAGGCATGGGGCCGTATGCCGCCCTTCCGGTGTTGCGTGCCGTATCCGCATACCCGGATCAACCCACGGCGCAGCATCTTGCCGCGCACGCCTTCGACGTAGGTTTTGGCCGTGCAGAGGCAGCGCGCCAGTTCCGCGTCGGTCATGGGCGCGAGCGCGAGCGCTGCGAGGATGCGGTCGTGGAGCTTGGGGCGCGTCATGGCGTTGCACTCAAGTCGATGTCGATGCCGAGCTTTTTGCAGAGTGCGCCGAGTTCGCGTTTCGCGGCAGCCCGTGAAGCATCCGATTCGATCCTCGGCGCAGACGTGTGGTAGTGGCCCGACTCGTAGGTCCGAACCACGTTGTCGGCGGGATTTTGCTTGGACGCGCCGCGGCATAACGCCGCAAACTCGGTGCTCGACGGCGGCCATCCATCGGCGCGATCGGCGTCCGCGTTGAAGCCGCGTTGCAGCGAGTCGAGCGTCTGCGATCCCACGGTTTCAGCCCACTCGGCACCCGCAAGACCCGTGGGCGAATCACCCACTTGCGACGTCCAGCGGTTCCCGTAGCGGGCGGCCATCCTCGCCCAGAGGTAATCCAGCAGCTCCGGGTTGAGGTGTGTTCGCCCTGCGTTCGCGGATGGCGGCTTCGACGCGTTCGACAGCGCTTGGGCGGCTGGTTGGGTTTGCATGGGATCCTCCTGCGATGGGTTGCGCGCCGTCTGCGCGCTCTCGGCGTGCGGCGCGGATCGCGTACAGCGGCGGCTTGTCGGGGTAGGCATCGGCAAAGGCTTCGATCGACTCGACCGTGACGCCTTCGCGGATTGCGGTGATGATTTCGGGGTTGGTGGGCGTCAGGCGCAGCCATTGCGCGCCGCGCTTGCGTAGCCGCACCACGGCATTGAGGGCCGGGTTCAGCTCTGAGGCGGGCGGTTGGTCCTCCCCACCGGGTTTCGCGGCGCTCGCGCGGGGGGAGGTACCACAATCCGCGGGAGAGTTACCTATCTCGGGCTTTTGATCTTTATTCCCTGTCCCTGTCTCTTGCGATCCCGACGGGATTCCCGATGGGACAGGCTTGGGATTCCCGGCGGGAGGTTTTTTTGGTCCCGATGGGACTCCCGGCGGCTTGCGTTTGGAGAGCGCTTTGGATTGCGGATTGAGTGCCGCCAGCATCCCGCGCGCATCGGTGATGTGCACTTCAATCTCGGTTGGATCGAACTCGATTCCCCACCGCTTCGCGTTGCCAGCGCCGCTCGAAAGCCGCTGCGACAGCTTCTCAAGCCACGCCTCGAGCGCCTTCTCGCACACGACTGGGTGGTACAGGCGCCCGTCGCCACCCTTACGCCAGCCACGGAGCGCCATGTCCTTCACGCGCTTCCAGCGGGGACCGGCGCCGGAATGCGCCGCGAGCAGCCGGTCGTCATCAGGCAGCGAGCCGGCTGGCACCTGCGACCAGGACTTGCCCCACAGCGTGATCGCGGCCACCTTCTCGGCGTCGTTCGAGAGAGTCCATGTGTCGCTCGCGAACAGCCTGCCGAACTCCATCGGCATAAATGGGAAGTCGCGCAGATCTACAAAGGCCGGAACCAAGGGACCGTTCACCGCATCCACTCCGCGTAAGCCAATTCCGGCGTGTAGACGGGCCTCAATTCCTCGCGCAACCGCTGGATCGCATCGTGGTCGGATTCCGGCGCGTGCGGGATGCGGTCGACCAGCCAGCCATCCATGAGGCGCGCGGCCTCCGGAGTCAGACAGACCGTCACGGGGGCACCGTGCTCGTCGCGGAGGGTGACGAGGGTGTTCACGCTGCGGCCCTCAATGCGCAGATCACTTCGTAGGCGGCGAGGGACGGAACTGCATTCCCCAGCAGGTGCATCGCCAACCTTGAGTTTTCTGGCAGTGCGCCGCGGAAGGTCATGGCGCGCTTGGCTTCGGGGACGCTCAGCATCCGCATGCGATCGCCGTCGATCACGGCCCAGCGGTCGTGGGTGGTGATAGTTCCGATAGGCTGCGCGAGGCTGCGGCCGCCGCGCGTGGCGCCGTAATACGCGGTCAGGAAACGATTGCCGTGCTGCTGTCGGCCACGCGCGATGCGGGCCAGCGTGTTGGCTGCGCGTCCCTTGCGCTGGATGGATGACCAGCGGCCAGCATTGAAGTCGATGATGTTGGTCGCAGCGATATGCTCGCGCTGCGGCAAGCGCAATTCGATGGGATGCTTGCTCCGCGTCAGCGCGATGAATACGCGCTCGCGGTTCTGCGGCACACCCAAGTCGGCGCAATCGATCACATGCGTGGCGATCGCGTAACCGAGCGCAGTCAATGCGGCACACCACGCCGGATACAGCGTCCAGCGGGTGAAGGCAGGAACGTTTTCAACCAGCGCCAGAGGCGGCTTGTGGCATTCGATCGCCGACACCACCGCCCATGCTGTACTGCGGCAGGCGTCATGGTGCGGCCGTTCCTTTCCGCGTGCCGGCGTATGCCCTTGGCAAGCGGGCGACGCCAGCAGCAGGTCATGCGCGGGAACCTGCGTCCAGTCCTGCTGGTGCAGGTCTTGGCAGGCGTGCTGGGTTCGGGGATGGTTCGCGGCGTGCGTATCCACCGCCGCACGCCAGTGGTTGCCCGCCCAAACGACCTCACATCCGGCCTGCTCTGCGCCTTCGGTGAAGCCGCCAGCGCCAGCGAAAAGATCGACTGCGCGGATGATGCTGTCAGCCATGCGACCCCTCCAGGCACTCGCGCTGCGCCTCGTTCAAATCCTTGGACCGGGCCGCGACGCTACCGGGCGATCCGTAATTCCTGAGCGCCAGGTTCGCCCGCGCGATCGCGGTGTGGTCGGGCGGGATCGTCAGTTCGCCGCGCAGGACGCGGACGAGAAACTCGCCGGGTTGGAGCGGTGCGAGCGCGACGGGCGTCATGGCGAGCCGCCCTTTCGATTCCCTGACGATTCCCTCTGGATTCCCTCGGCCGTCGCGAACCGTGCGGCTACCTTGTATTCCCGGCGCTTGGCGGCGAGGAACTCAAGGATGAGACGGCGGGTAATGGATGCGATTTCTTCCCCCGTCCCAAGCGCCACCGCGCTCAAGAACTCGTGTTCCTCGGCTGGAATCTTGGTGCGGACATCTTCGGTGTTGTCGCTCATACGCCCTCGACCGGCGTTGCAAGCGTCCCTGAAGTACCGGCGGGCATCCGTTGCCCGCACAAAAAGCCCTCGTCAGCGTCAACTGGCGAGGGTTTGTTTTAGGCAGCGACGTCGACCACGTAGCCGGTCGGCCGATCATTTCGATCACGAAGCCAGCGCACGTTCGGCGCCAAGGACTCGACCCGTACGCCGGTTCCGGCTTCGATCGCGGGCGCGTGTTCCAGCGGGCAGCGCTTGCCACGATTCAGCCAGATCCACACGTGGCGCTGGGTCACGGGCGGACCGCAAAGACGGGCGAGGGCAGATTGGCCGCCGGCGCGTTCGACGGCTCTTTCGAGCGCTTTGAGGGCTTGGGTGGACATGTTCGAATCATACCACCACAGTTGTACAACTTGTCAACCCCTCTGGTTGTTTGCACTCAACAACCCGAGTCGTGACTATGCCTTTATGGAGAAAAAAGACCGCTACAAGGCCGCGCGCCAACACGCCAGGCTCACCCAGGTGCAGCTTGCCGAAAAGGTGCCCATGAGCCAGCAGATGGTCTCCAAGCTCGAAAAGGGCCTAACCACCGAGTCAGCCTTTGACGTCCGGATTGCCGTCGTCTGCGGGGTGCGTGCGGAATGGCTGGACGCCGAGGAAGGCGAGATGGTGGGATCCTCGAAACCGCCGGCCGCCAACCCCAAACTCAAGGCGGACCTCGAAGCCACCAACAATGCCCTCGCCGCCTTCGCTATCGCCGCGGCGCGCTCCACACCAAAGTTAGCCGGGGCGTTCCTGGGGGAACTGAACAAGATGCCAGACGACTACAAGAACCGGAGCATTTACGCGGTGTTGATAGAACTTCTCGAACATGGAGCCGCCAGTCAGGCAGCGGCTCCGAAGCATCGTCAAGGTCGCGCAATTCGCGGATCAGCCGCGCGTAAGCGGGGATAGACTCGCAGCACATGGGATTCCCTCCTGTGGCCGCGAGTTTATGCGTCGGCCAATGTCAGAAAGTGAGACGTGGTATGAAACAGCCCTTCCGGTTGACGTTTGTTTGCATTACTGCATCGCTTTTTGCGTGCGGGCTCGCAAGCGCGCAGGAAGCCCCGCCCCTGCCGCCCGCTGTCAAGGCCGCTCTGGATGCGTGGGTCGGCTGCTCGGCATCGGCCGCGACGCGCTACGCAGCGCAACCCGGCGATGTCGGCGACTTGGCCGATGCTGCGCTTGGCGCGTGCGAGGACGCGTTCGGCAAGTACACGGCCGCGATGCAGAAGGACGACGCCGAACGCGCGGCCGCGGCGGGTGATGATGCGACGTTCATCGCACGTGTCACCGCGCAAGATGCCGAAACCGCGCGGCGCAACCGCTCCGACCTGCGCGCCCGGCTGATGTCGCTGATCCTCGAAACCCGCATGCGCGCGAAGAAATAGCATGGGAGTCTGGATCGACAGACTCATCAACGGAATCGTTGGAACTTGCGCCGTCGTCCTGAGCATCGCTATTGCTGCCTTAACGCTTAATTTCTTGGGGGTGAGCGGGCATGATTTTGCAGCCGTGCTCGTCAGGGGCGCCACGATGACTAGCGCGATGGCGGGAGCATTGATGGTGGCGCAGCCTATTTCCGAGAAACTGCGCGCTCGCATCCATAAAGACCGGCGCGGTCTTCCTTGAGTTGAAGCCGTAACCAACGATCTGACGCCATTCTGATCAATACAACTTTAGTTGTTGACAGGCGTACCACTGTAGTGGTATCGTTACTCCCGTCGATTGAACGGGAGGAAGCGATGAACGAATCATTGAGCCGCAACGACGTGATCGCGCGGATTCGCGCCGGGCTACGTCGCCGCTCGGGCAAAGCGTGGAGCGTGACCGGTGGGCGGGGCACTGCTTACGGCTGGATCACGATCAGCGCACCACCCGCGCGGCGCGTGCAGCCATTCGGCTACATCAGCGACGCGGATGCCGCGGAACTCGGGCGCCTGCTTGCCAAGCCGAAGGTGCACTGCCAAGGCGAGAGCATTCCGGCTTCGAGCGATTACTACGCGGAATACATCGACCGTGCCGAAGGGCGCGCGCCGAGCGTGTTCGGCCGTCCGTATTGGGACTGACGGCCATGAGCACCCACATCCGCAACTGGCGCGTCCGGCGCAGCCCGCGGCGCAAGGCTTCATTCTGGGAAGTCAAGAACGGCCGCGGTGTGATCGCTGTCGTGTACTCCGACGAAACCGACGCGCGCGACATGGGCAACGCCCTGAAATACAAAGGTGCGCTCAAGCACATGATCGCGATCGCCGAGCAGTTCGAGGACCAGCTTCGCGCCTCGGCGCGCGCCAAGTTGAACCAGGCGCGGGCGCTGATCGAGGTGTCGCCATGACCGCACGCGATTCGCACGTCGCCGGCCAGCGCCCCGACTGGTTTCCGCCGCCGCGCGTCACGACGCCGGACGGTCCGGGCGGCATCGAACTGTTCCGCACCTTTCCCGCAGTGCGCCGTGAATACGGCCGCGGTTTCCGCAACGGGTTCATCGCCGCGATGGTGTTCTACGGCGTCGCGAGCGCGGTGCTGGTGCTGGGATTCGTCGCGCTCGGGGTTCGGCCATGAACGCGCCGAAGTACACCGCTGGCCCGTGGAAGCTCGACGCCGAGGACCCGCGCTACATCCGTAGCGTCAAGACGAAGGAATACATCGCCTGCCGTCAGTCCGGAAATCCTGCCGATGGACCATTGCTTCGCGCCGCGCCGGAGTTGTACGAGGCGCTGCAAGTGTTCGTGGCAACGGTTGAAGACGACGGCGAGCCGCTTCCCGGCACCCGCTGGCACCGCGAGTGGGAAGCAGGCCGCGCCGCGCTGGCGAAGGCGGTGCAGTCATGACCTTCGACGCCGCCGACCTGCGCTACATGGCGAACGCCTGCTTCGACGAGGGCGCGAACATCCCGGCATGGCGCATCGAAAAGTACGCCGAAGAACTCGAAAACCGGATCAGCGAAGAACCGACCGAGGACCAGATCATTGCCTACGCCGTCAGCGAGGAGCGTGCCCGCATCGATCACGAGTACGGCTCGCTGGCGAAATTCTCAACCGCTGCATTTTGAGGGAGAAACCCCATGTGCGAATTGATCTTGACTCAACGCGAACGCGACGAACACGACTGGGAAGCCGTCATGCACGAACCGATGCCGGAGGGCACGAGTGACGCAATGGCGCGCGAAATGGCCGACAGCGCACGGCAGATTCGCGCGATGCACCAGACGTTCCGGCAGATCGACACGTTGTTCGATCGCATGCTCGGGAAGCGCGCATGAACGCCGAACGCATCGCCGCGCACCAGTTGCTCGAAAGCATCCAGCGCACGACACCGGGCGGCATCCGTCGCGAGCAGTTCGTGCAGCGTCGGCATCCGATCAAGACGTTGCTTGCGGCCGCTCCCTTCGTCGCGCTCGCGGTGCTGGGCGCGTTCTGGTTCATCACCCGATAACCCGTCATGCGAACCCCGCAGGAACTCCCGTTTCCTCCCAACACAAACGGCCTGCGTGGGTTCGCTCCCAACACCGGCCCTGCCGTCCCTTTCTTTGAGAATTGAAAGCGACCGAAACGGCAGGGTCGGTTCTTCACCACCACGCAGCCGGGCGAACCCGGCAAAGGAATTGCAGTGAACCCCAGGCAAGTTGCACTCGTCACGTTCGGTCCGAATCCGGAAATCGGGTTCGTCTTTCCGATCGATCAGATGGCCCTCCTGACCGCACTGGTCGCGAACGCGCAGATCGTCAAGCCCGACAACGAATACAGCGCGGAGCCGAACTGGAAGCCTCACGACGCGCTGCCGACGATCCGCGTGCTGGACAACGCCAAGTTGCAGCCGCCTTCGGAAGAAACGCTTGCGGCACGCAAGGAAGCCGAGGCCAACAACACCCGCTGGTACGCAGAATACACCAGGCACGAAGCCACGAAGAAAGCGCTGGTCGAAGCCAACGCCAAGGTCGAAGCGCTGACCGCGGTCGGCACCTGCCGCGCCGCCGCGCCGGAGGTCGAGCAGGCATGAGCAAGCGCATCTATACCGTCAGCGACGGTGACCGCACCGAAGTCCTCGTACGCGCATCCTCGCGCTCGCAGGCGATCAGCCACGTCGCGCGGAAAATCTTCCGTTCGCGCGTTGCCACGCAAGGCGACCTCGAATTGCACCTCGGCAACGGGGCCAAGATCGAGGAAACCGGCGAGCAGGCCGACGAGGACGGGCAGTCGTGAACGCGCAGATGAAACCCGACGAGCGCGGCGAGTGGCTTGAAGCGCGCCGCCACGGCATCGGAGGCAGCGATGCGCCCGCGATCGTCGGCGTGTCGCCGTGGCGCACCCCTCTGGATGTGTACGTCGACAAGATCGGCGAGGGATTGGAGCTAGAGGACAACCCCGCGATGGCGTGGGGTCGCGCGCTCGAACCCGTGATCCGACAAGCGTACAGCGACCGGACGGGCCGCGCAGTGCGTTTGCCCGGGATGCTGGCCCACCCCAAGCACGAATGGATGCTCGGCAACCTGGACGGCATCACCGACGACCAGCGCGTGCTGGAAATCAAGACCGCACGCACCGCCCAGGGCTGGGGCGAGGAAGGCTCGGACATGATCCCGTTGCCGTACCTGATTCAGGTTCAGCACTACATGGCCGTGACCGCGTTCCCGGTCGCCGATGTGGCGGTTCTGATCGGCGGCAGCGACTTCCGGTTGTATGAAGTTCCGGCCGACGCGGACCTGCAGGCGCAGTTGATCGACGCAGAAGCCGAGTTTTGGAAGCGCGTCGAAGCGCGCGAGCCGCCGGAGCCCATCACCCTCGCCGAGGCGAAAACCCGGTTCGGGCGTTCCAGTGCCGCCGGAGAGGTCGAGGCATCGCCAGCGGTGTTCACGATGGCCCTCGCGCTGCAGGGCTTCGCTGCTGAAATCAAGGCGCTCGAAGGCAAAGCCGATGAATGCCGCGCGGCGCTGATGAAAGCGCTCGGCGAAAAGGGCGACACGCTGACGCACAAAGGTCGCGTGCTCGCAACGTGGAAGCTCGCCAAGGCGCCGCAGCGATTCGACACCAAGGCATTCGCCGAGGCCCACCCCGACTTGCACGCGCAATTCACCCACCCGGGCGAGCCTTCGCGCCGCCTGTTGCTCAAGGACATTTCCCAATGAACGCAGCACTCGAAGAACAGAACACAGCGCTCGCTCCCGCGCCGTCGCGCAACAACGGCAACCCGTTTGCCGACGCGCCGATTGCGGCAAGGCCCAGCAACAACGCCATCGCCGACACGTCGCAGGCGCGAGAGATTGCCGAGGTGCAGGCCGCGATGGTCATCGCGCAGCGGTTTCCGCGCGATCCAATCACCGCGACCGATCGCATCCTGCGAGCCTGCACGCGACCCACGCTGGCCGAGGGCGCGCTGTACAGCTACAGCCGCGGCGGCCAGGAAATCACCGGCCCAAGCATTCGGCTGGCCGAGGCCGCAGCGCAAGCGTGGGGCAACATGCAGTTCGGCATCCGCGAGCTCGAGCAGCGCAACGGTGCATCCACGGTCGAAGCCTTCGCGTGGGACGTGGAAACCAACACGCGCCAGGCCAAGGTGTTTCAGGTCGAGCACAAACGCCATACCCGCAAAGGCGCGTACAAGCTCGAAGATCCTCGCGACATTTACGAGATGGTCGCCAACCAGGGCGCCCGCCGTCTGCGGTCCTGCATCTTGGGCGTGATCCCCGGCGACGTGATCGAAGCAGCAGTCAGGCAGTGCGAGGAAACCTTGCACGCCAATGCCGACACCAGCGCCGATGGACTCAAGAAGCTGGTCGCCGCGTTCGAGAAATTTGGCGTCACGCGCGAGCAGATCGAGAAGCGCATCCAGTGCCGTCTGGACGCAATCCGTCCCGCTCAAGTGGTGCAGTTGAAAAAGGTCTACGCAAGCCTGCGCGACGGCATGAGCGCCCCGGCCGACTGGTTCGATCAGCCCGAACAGCCAGCGGACACCGAGGCGCCACAGAGAACCGGCAACGAAGCGGCCAAGGCCGCGATGAAGGCTCGCGGCAGCAAGAAGGACGAACCCGCTGTCAGCGCGAAGGAGGTCCATGAAGCCCTCACCACCGCCAAGGACCGCGACGCCCTGAACGTCGCCGCCGACCTGATCCGCATGCTGCCGGAAGCCGACCAGGAGCCGCTGGCGAAGCTGTACGAGCAGCGCGCGAAGGAATTCGACGCGTAACCAGGATGCGAGCGCGGCCCGGGCAGGTCACCCGGACATGACCGCCGCGCCCGATCTGCTGCTCTGGCCTACGTGCCCATCAGCGCCGGAAAAGTAACCGGCACCGCCCACCACCAGGAGCCACCATGTTCCAACCAGCAGAAGAAAAGTGGGCGCCGGTGCCGGGTCACGAGGGCGAGTATGAAGTCTCCGATATGGGACGTGTTCGCAGGCTGGTCAGTCGCCGAGGTTCTATTCGCCCCGGCATTTTGAAGCGGACGCGGCGCCCGGATGGCTATTACTCGGTTGGCTTGTACGGGGAAAACTGGCTCGTGCACCGGCTCGTGCTTACCGCTTTCAAAGGCCCAATGCCATCAAACATGCATGGCGCGCATTTGAGCGGTGACAAGGCGGATAACAGGCTCGCGAACCTAGTGTGGGCAACGCCGTCTGAAAATGCATCGCATCGGCACGCGCACGGAACTGATTTTGTTGGTGAAAGGAATCCACAAGCAAAAATCACGGAACCAGTAGTGCGTGCAATACGCAGGGAGTATCGACCACGCTCACGGACAGCGTGTTGCGCTGCACTTGGTCGCCGTTATGGATTGACGTATCAGACCGTTTGGGAAATTGTGAAACGCCGCACTTGGAAACACGTCGCCTAACCCACCGGAGAAAACCATGTTTGAACTGAAAGCTGCCCCTTGCAAGTTGATGCACGTGAATTTGAGGACCGAGAAGCACGGCGAGGACGACGTGCGCGCCGTCGACCTCAAGTTCGAGCGCGTCGGCCCGAACACCCTGATCGACGAGCTCGCGCCCGGGCTGCGCGCTGCGCTCTACCAGCCGCCGCAACAGGGCAACCAGGCCGACGCCTTCAACGGCGAGCTGACGACACTCGCCTTCCCGCAGATCAAGATGCCGCTGCAGCTGGACGGCGAATTCCCTGGCTACAAGGCGTCCATCGCCACCGGGCTCGATCCCGACGACGTGCTGGTGCTGACCAGCGAGCTCAAGAAGCAGAAGGTCGAGGCCGTGCAGGGCGGCAGCGCGCGGCACGAATTCACGCTGTCGACCTATCCCGACGACGAGGAAATCGGCCGGCTGGCATCCGCGCTCGGGCACGAAGTCGAACTCACGCTCGAAGCGCCGAAGCCCAGCGCGAGCAATGACGGGGGCGACGCGGTAGAGGAAGAAACCGCGTGAGCGAATGGACCGACGAATACGCGCAGATGCTCGATGACTGCATCAAGCGTGAATCGAAGCTCACCGAGTGGGAGCGCGGGTTCGTCGACTCGCTCGACAAACGCATCGGCAGTGGGAAAGCCCCGACCCCGAAGCAGTGCGCGACGCTGGACGAGATATGGGATCGGGTGACCGCATGACCTTCGCCACACGCCACCTAGAACCACGCCGGCCGCGGAAGGATCGCGATGTCACCTGGTCGCGATCAACCCAGAATGGCGTGACCACGTGGACGCTCTGGCGGCGCGACCATCGGCGTGCAATTCACCTGCGCGCGGTGACGCAACCCGCGAAGCTTCGTAGCGCCTGGCATGAGCTGCGCGACTTTGTGGACACAATCGATCTGCAGGCAATGGAGGAACCCGCGTGAATCTATCCGAAGGCCATTCGATCAACCTTCCGGTGTTGCTGGAAACGCGCCTGCTCGTCCAAGCCGGCAGCGGCGGCGGCAAGTCGTGGGGACTGCGCAGGATCCTCGAGCAGACCGCAACGAACGTCCAGCAGCTCGTGATCGATCCAGAGGGCGAATTCGCCACACTGCGGGAGAAGTTCGACTACGTGATCGCCGCGGCGCACGATGCCGACGCCGTGGCGTCTCCGCAGACGGCAGCGATGCTTGCCCGCCGGCTCATGGAGTCGGGCGTCTCGGCGATCCTCGATATCTACGACCTGAAGCACCACGAGCGCGTGCTGTTCGTGCGGCGGTTCCTGGACGCGCTGGTGAACCTGCCGCGGAAGCTATGGCACCCGGTGCTCGTGGTCCTGGACGAGGCGCACGTGTTCTGCCCGCAGGTCGGGAGCGCTGAATCGGCGTCTGCGGTGATCGACATCGCGACGCGCGGCAGGAAACGTGGCCTGTGCGCGGTACTGGCCACGCAGCGGCTGAGCAAGTTGCACAAGGACGCTGCGGCCGAGATGCAGAACAAGCTGATCGGCTTGACCGGGCTCGACGTCGACGTGAAGCGCGCGGCAGACGAGCTCGGGATGTCCGCGCGGGATGCCATGCAATCGCTCCGGGCGCTGGAACCTGGTCAGTTCTTCGCCTTCGGCCCAGCGCTTACCCGCGTACCGGAACTCGTCAAGATCGGTCCGGTCACCACCACGCATCCGAAGGCCGGCCAGCGGTTGCTACAGGCGCCCCCGCCGGCGTCAGAAAAGGTACGCGCCGAGCTGGCGAAGCTCGCGGACCTTCAGAAGGATGCCGACCAGGAAGCGCGCACGATCGAGGAACTGCAGGCTCTGAACGCGAAGTTGCGCCGCGAGGCGACGATCGCGAACAAGCGCGCGGGGGAGGCTGGTGTGCCGGAGAAGGAGGTTCAGGCGCGGATCGCCGCGGCGGTGCTGGAAGCGAAAAGACCAGTGACCTTCCGCTTCCAAGATGGGGCGCACCAGAAAGCGCTGCAGCGAATCAGCGAGATCGCTCAGAAGGCTCTCGGTGGCAACGCGGCGCCTGCAGGCGTCGTCCAGGAGCCGAGCCAACGCGATGCGAGCGCTGCGCCAGCGCCGCGCGTGCGCGAGAAGAAAGACCGCGCAGGCATGCCGGTCAATCTGACGCACCATGCCCCGGCCGGCGACGTTACAGCACCGCAACAGAAGATTCTGGACGTGCTCGCGCAACTGGAAGCCTACGGCATCGAGCAGGCCGACAAGGCGATGGTGGCGGCGCATGCCGGCGTGAGCCCCACGTCGGGCGGCTACTTCAACAACCTGGGCCGGCTTCGGTCCGGATCGCTGATCGATTACCCGGCGCCGGGAAAGGTCGCGCTGACGCTGCTCGGTCGCGCGCGCGCCACGCCCCCCAACGAGGCGCCCACGCTCGCCGAGCTGCACGAATCGTGGATGCGCATCCTGCCAGCACCGCAGGCGGCGATCCTGCGCGTGCTGATCGAAGCCTATCCAAACGCGATCACGAAAGATGACCTCGCGGATCGGGTCGGTGTCTCACGCACCAGCGGAGGGTATTTCAACAACCTCGGACGCCTGCGCACGCTCGGGGCGATCGAGTACCCGGCACGCGGCCAGGTCATTGCCGCGGCGATCCTGTTTCCGAAGGGGCAATGATGGGAGAGCGCGCGCCAGCCAAGCCTGTTCGGCTGTCGAAGGCGGAGGTCGCGGACCTCTGCGGCAGCCCACAGCGGGCGCACCAGATCGGGTTCCTGCGCCTGAACGGCATCAAGCACTACGTGGATGCCCACGGCTGGCCGGTAGTGCTGTGGTGCCATCTTGACCCGGCGCGCGGGCCGTCGGAAGATCGGAAGGCTTGGAAGCCGAACAAGGCGGCGTGATGGGTCGTCGGGCCTCTCGATTGAATGCCGTGCACAACCTGCGGGAGCGCCGCGCTGGCAATGTCACGCGGTACTACTACGATCATGGCATTGTCAACGGCAAGCGCTGGCGCGAGCCGCTGGGTACGGATTACGCTGCCGCGATCAAGGTTTGGGCCGAACGCGAGGGCGAGTCCAAGGTTCCGACCGCGCGTGTGCTGTTCCGCGACGTGGCGGACGCCTACCGCCGCGAAGTGATCCCGACGAAGGCCGAACGCACCCAGCACGACAACATGGGCGAGATGGGACGCCTCGTTGCGTTTTTCGATGATCCGCCTTGCCCGCTGGAATCCATCGAGCCGCAGCATGTGCGGCAATACCTGCGCTGGCGGAAGGGTTCGCCGGTGCGCGCGAACCGGGAAAAGGCGCTGCTGTCGCATCTCTGGAACTGGGCGCGCGAACAGGGCTACACGGCCAAGCCGAACCCGTGTGCAGGCGTGAAGGGCAACCGGGAAACGGGCCGCAGCGTGTACGTGGACGACGCGCAATTTGCGGCCATCCGGGCACACGCTGATCCCGTCACGGCGACGGCGATGGACTTGGCCTACTTGACCGGCCAGCGCCCCGCAGATGTGCTGCGCATGACCTTGGCCGACGTGCGGGATGGAACGCTGGAAGTGCGCCAGGGCAAGACCGGCGCGCTGGTGCGGATCGCCATCGAGGGGGACTTGGCCACAGTGATCGAAAGGATCAGGGCCGAAGCAGCTGGGCGCAAGGTCGCGTCCATGATGTTGCTCGCGAACGCAGCGGGCCACGTGATCGGATTGAATGCCCTCTCTCGCCGCTTCCGCGCCGCCGTGGAG